AGCAAATTTGCTAACATGTTTACCATCTGTGGGAACAGTTTTCATAGCACCACGGATCATGTTGTCTTCTTCTTGAGTCATTGGGTGCATGGTATTGTATTTTTCAAACCAAGTGTCTTTGGCACTGTCTACAGGATGTGTGCCTTTACCATCATGCATGGCCATAGCCATCATCATGCGATTTAAATGATACACACGATCGTATCCGCCTATGTCACGGCTACGGCTTGCACCTTTCATCACATTGTCGTGATCAGTTGCCAGTTCAGTAGTATGCCCAGTACCTGCATTTGGGTGACCTTCGGTTACGAATTCTTGTGCTCTCATTTCTCTTAGTACCTTATTAGCATATTTAATCGAATTTGATTCTTCTGCTACAGCTTTTTCTTTCTTGGCACGTTTGACTTTTTCAGGGTTTGCACCACACGCTTCTACAACAGTATCAAAATAACTTACACCGTTGACTCTTAAACTGGGATCTACACCTGCCAGCTTATAAAATGTCTGCTCATCCCCAGCTCTAGCGGCTTTGCGTAGCTCAGTGGCACTCATTACTCTTGGGCTAGCCACATGAACGATTTTTGCAAAATTGTAGTATCCGTGAGTGGCTTGTTTGCCATTATAGTCGTTCAACAATTTGCCACTCCATTGCCAGTCTTGTGCATCAGTAACATAGGCAATGGTAGCGCCTTCCCCTACCTGTTCAAATATTTTACTGGCCAGCGTTAATACACTGGTTTCGCCTAGCAAGTGTCCTTCTAACTCTGGATCAATGGCTTTCATCCATGCTGACTTGACATCAAATGTCAGCGGATCATTCGGGCCGACGGTAGCGGGGTTGGTACCAACAAACCATTCTTGCCCAGCAGACTTCACCGCGTTCCACACTTGAGCATGACCTTGATGTGCTGGATTAAACCGTCCAAAACAAAAAGCTACGCTGGCTTGTGCGCTTTCAAATAATTGTCGTAATCTCATTGTGGTGCTCCTGCGGGCTTTTTACCAGGTGCCCAACTTGTAGGAACAATCTTGATATGTCCATACTTGTGATGTTTTTGTGCATAGCGCACATGACCTTCGCCATGTGTGTCCCATATTTCTTTACGTGGATGAGCTTTGATAGCGGCATCCACTGTGTCTTTCATGTTTCTAATACCTTTGATCAAATGGAATATAGCATCCAATCCACCCGGATGTGCCTGTGTCATGGCAATAATGTGCTGTTGTTTCTTGGCACTGATGCCTTTTTGTGTCATCCAATCAATAAAGTCTTGTCCGCCCAGTGTGTTGAAATCTATTTCTTGGTTGGCATGCTTATTACTCATGGCATTAAAGAATGGATAAAACACACCGTTTTTGTCTGGATCAGGCAAACTGCCAATAAATCCGTCTATCACTGCTGAGTGCTGATTGGTGTATTCAATCATGTCGTCCACAGCACTGGTATCTACTTCTGGAGCGGCATCTGTATAAATTGGGCCTTGCACAATCAATCCTGGAGTTTGATTAAACTCGTCAAAGCTGTCTTTGGGAACTTGCTCTCGATCACCTGCACCAAAGCTAGGAAATTCTGCATGACCTACCACCATTACATTTGCTCGACCAATGCGTTGTCCAAGCTCACTGCCTGCATCCACATGATATGTTGTATCCGACAATGGGTTAGGACTGAACTCCCATACACCTTGTGGATATTCTTTAGTTGGCGGAGTCAGTTGTTTAGGATTAGCAGGTTCAACACCAAACAAGTTGTCAGCATATACAAACCCAACAAAGTCTTTAGGTGTTGCGGCATCAAACAGTGGATACAAATTGCTAAAGTTTGTGGCAAACTGCTTACGCTTCTCCATTTCTTCTGGAGTTTTCATGTTACCGCTTTTGTTCACAATGAAATCGTATACATCATGTGGGCTTTCGCTTTTGACACCTTTGCTCCACTGGTTATGTCCTGCTAGAATCAGCGGACCGCCTTTGTTTTCGCGTCCCCAATACACTTGTGGATTGCCATCCCACTTGCGTCGAACTGTGGTCTTGCCTTGTTTTTCACTGGCAATTTCTTTAAAATGGTTGAGTGCTTCCAGTGTGCCAGCGGCACCTTTGAAAAATACCAAATGCTCTGGATGATTAAAAGGACGGCCGTATTTTTCCATACTGTCGTCATCAACAGCTGGTTTTGCTTTTACTTCATAGAGGAATAGTTCGCGTAAACGCACAATTAGTCCTTGTACACGCCGTCTTGAATATGTTTCAAAGTTTCAGTGTGTAGTTTGTTACATATTTCTGTGAAGGTATCTTCTTCTAGATCATCGGCAAGTTCTCTAATAGGAAACTTTTCAATGTACATTTTATAACTGTTTTTAACAGCTGGTTCAAATATACTTTGCTTTGTGTCTTTATCATGCTCGATACTATCTATACAACGAGCAATGGCTGGATAAGTGTGACGGCGATATGCGTGATCATCGTTGTGCATGAAATGCATCAAATCTTCGGCTAGATCAAAGTCGATTTCGCGCTTGTTGCCCTTGGTTGCAACAAATTTTGAATCATCGAAGTGCCTGTCTTCTAGTAAGTCTCTCATTCGCATGTTTTAAGCCCAAATTAATAAATCAGCAGAGATCTCTGCGGTTAGAGTATTTATCGCTTTAGCTTTTAACAATACGCTCTATTTTAGCAATAGCACCGCCCAAGTGCATTTTGGCCATGAGTAAGTTGTTATCGCCTGTAATATAGAAGTGTGTGCCGCCCCAACTGCGCGGTTTTCCCAGATCTCTAATGCAACTTTTGGTCAGTTTACACTTTTTATTGGTGTCTGCCCACTCAACAAACGCTGGATTGGGCTGTACAGTTTTGCCCATAGTTACTCTGAACTCGTAGGCCATTTTGGGCATTACTATGGTATCTTGTGCTAGACTCACATTGGGATTGGGCTGACTAACATATTTTACTTTGGTAGAGTCTAAAGCAATTAATTTATCTATGTGTTTTTTGTTATTGGAATAGATAGTAATCCAAGGACTTTCAACTCGAAGTTCATACTGTGTAAATGCCATTAGTTTACTGGCCAAATTAAAAGTATAATCCAATTCGTCTTGAGTTTTAATAAGTCCTGAAACACGCCAACTACTGGTTTTCTTTTGATTCTGATTTAAATCAACCAGTTTCAACTCTTCAAAAATTCTATCCATGTCCCTATTTCTAAACCAGGACGCACCAGCACATACCAATACTATTTTGTATTGATACGTGCCTCGGAACAATTTTCTTGTGGTTTTATACTCCATTTTCCATGTCAACTAGGCTAATTGTACTGTCCTGCAACAACGGAACTTTGGGCTCCTTTGGTGTGGCAAGTAATACTAACTTATCATCTGCCACTGTAATAGCAACTGATCCGCCGTTCTTCAAATTGCCAAACAACATCAACTTGGCAAGATCACGTTTGATTTCCTTATCAATAACACGTTGTAACGGACGAGCACCCATCTTGGGATCAAAGCCTTTAACAATCAGCCACTCAGTAGCTTCTTTGTTTAGCTTGATCTTGACACCCTTGTCTTTGACCTGTGCTTTGAGTTCATCCATGAACTTGTTAATAACTTTGACCATGGACTCTTTGCCCAGGCGGTTAAATGTCATAATACCATCCAACCGATTACGGAACTCTGGAGTAAAGAACTTTTTAAGGTCTTTGTCACTGTAATCTCGATCCTGATTACCAAATCCAATTGTATTCTTTTCAGCATCTTGCGCACCAGCATTGGTAGTAAGAATAAGAATCAAGTTACGGCAATCTGCTCTTTTACCGTTTGAGCCAGTAATAAAACCATTATCCATGATCTGTAGCAACACAGTTGTTACATCTGGGTGTGACTTTTCAACTTCGTCAAACAACAATACAGCATTTGGATTCTCTTGAATCTGTGTAATCAGCAAGCCAGCATTTTCTTCAAAGCCAACATACCCCGGAGGGCTACCAATCAGCTTACTGATACTATGCTTTTCTTGATATTCACTCATGTCAAAACGTAGCAACTTAACACCCAAGTTCTTGGCAAGTGCTTTGGCAGTTTCAGTCTTACCACAACCAGTTGGCCCCATGAACACAAAAGATCCAATGGGTTTGTTTTCTGACTTCAAGCCAGCCTGTGCCACCATGATCTTATCTACAACTTCCGTAACTGCAAGATCTTGACCAAACACTTCTGCTTGTAAGTTATCCTGTAGGCTAGCAAGATTACTTGATTCAGTTTCCATAATCTTTTCTTCGGGCATCTGAATCATTTTAGCAAGTTCAAACTGGATTTCGCGTTCGCCGATGGTTCGCTCGTCTGCCAGTTTCAAATTAAAACGCGAACACGCCACATCGATCAAGTCAATGGCCTTGTCTGGCAGTTTCTTATCTGTTTGATATTTGACACTCAATTTGACAGCCGCTTGGATAGCATCGTTGCGGATCTTGACATTATGGAATCCCTCGTAGTATTTTTTAATACCTTGTAGGATACTGATAGTCATTTCTTGTGTGGGCTCGTCAACAGTGATGCGTTGGAATCTGCGCATCAACGCACGATCCTTTTCAAAGTGTTTGCGATATTCTTCCCATGTAGTACTGGCCACAACTTTGATGTTGCCTTTGCTCAGTGCGGGTTTCATCATGTTGGCAAGGTCATTGGCACTGTTGCTGGCAGATCCTGCGCCAGAGATCATGTGTGCCTCGTCAATGAACAGCACAGTCTTACCTTTCTTTTGCAGTGCTTTGATAACGTGTTTGAAACGTTCTTCAAAGTCACCGCGATATTTGCTTCCAGCTAGCATGGCTGAAATGTCTAAACTGTACACTTTGTAATCCTTGAGGAAATCTGGAACTGCACCATTAACAATATTAAACGCAAGACCTTCTGCTATGGCAGTTTTTCCTACGCCTGGATCACCCACTAGGATCACATTGTTCTTACTGCGTCGACCCAATGCCAGTGCAATGTTTTCAAGTTCGTCCACACGGCCAATAACCGGATCTACTTTCTTCTTAGTGACTTCGTCGTTGAGATTCAATGTAAATGCTTTTAGTGCTTTGTCGCCCTGCGCATCTGCTGGACTAGATTCTTCGTCGCCGTCTTCGATACTGTTGTTCAAATAGTCGTTGAATTTGTCTTTATCAATTTCAGCTTTCTGAATATAGTACTGTGCCCAACTGCGTTTCTCACCAATCATGGCAAGGAACACATCAGTTGGTTCAATACGTTGACGTCCATTAAACAACACCTGTGTAAACGCACGGTTCAGTACACGCTCCACAGCCTGTGTTTTTTTAGGTTTGACTACCACATCTTCAACGGTAATTTCAGCACACTTATTTTGTAGATAATCATTCAAATCTGCTTTCATGTCATCGGCGTTGGCGCCAAAACCTGCTACAACATTTGTAAATGTTTCTTCCAACAACATTGCAAACAACAAATGCTCTATTGTCAAGTATTCGTGATGTAGTTTTTTAGCAGTATCGATTGCTTTTTCAAAGACTGCTTGTAAGTTATCACTTGGTTCAACCATTTAATTTCCTTTGTTTTTTCCGTGCCATTTGTAGCTTTAAACTACTTACATGTTCTGTAAATGTTATGCCGCCTAAATGATCCA